CTCACTATCTCGGGCGTCGTAGTCCCAACCGGCGGGTCTTCTGGATTAGACCTTACCCTCGTCTGTGATGTCGTAGCCCATCTTGTGGAGTGTGCTACGGTAATCGCGGCTCTTCGTAATGATTAGCTTGTCGAGGTCGATCTTGATGTCTTTTTCCTTCAGAGTACCAAAAACGGCACGGGCATAGTCCTTGAGGCCACTGACGCTTGGGTACTCGGATAGCATGGTGAGGATCTTGGATTGTACGAGAATGGACTCACGCTTTGAGCCTGCCTTCAGTCCCTGTTTGGTGGTGAACCCGTGCTTGAAGAAGTTGGAGCCTAGTGGGCGTTCACAGTGGAACCCGTCGGACGTTGCGGAGACTACGAACTTGCAGAATGTCTCGCCATCCTCGTTCTCTCGCTTGACTACGGTGACTTCAAACCCGAGCATGTCGGCCATGTCCTCGATTGATGACTGGATGTCTGTGTTGACGCGGACGAGGGTGTCATCACCTTCAACGCATGAGTACGACGAATCGCCATTCATCTCTCGTGAAAGGTCTTCCCCTGTGGCAATCCTCGCGCAAAGCTTCTGGAAATCTTGTGAGTAGGCATTATCGTTGGCGAGATGGAAGGCGAGGCAGAATTGATTAAACGTGTGGGTTACGAGGGTGTTGAACAGGGAAGTGGTCTTTTCCCCTGAGCATCTTGAGTAGAGTGCGAGGACTCTCCATGCTCTGTTGCGTATGTCGAGATCGGTTTCCGTAATGGACTTCCAGAGCGCACGTGCCTCCCAGCATTACGTTGCTATCTCGATGGCGTACGCCTCAATGTCCTGGATCTCGCGGGATTGTGAGCTGTCATAATTGCTGAAATCTGTCTCGAAGCAAAACCACGCCTTTCCCGCGCCCCTTTTCATCCTGCGGGCGAGTTGGACACTGTTAGCATGTTTAACGAACGTTTTGAGCCTGTAGACTTAATCCTGGGTGTAGTGGAGTATGCAATGGGATAAGTCTCGTAACAGGACTTCTCGTGCACATATTGGCCGATCGACCATTCGCTCACTGGCGAGTACCTCCTGCTTGACGAACATCCTAACTACGTTCTGGATTGATGTGAGCGTGAGTGATCCGTCTGCACAAAGCCTGTTTATGTCGGCGATCTTGCGGTCCCTTTCCTCCCTTGTGTACTGCTTCATGGTCGCAATGTACTCCGTCGCGATCTGTTGGATTGGTTTGGGCTCGGCAAATCCATACTCGATAAGCATATTCTCAAGTAGTCGCTTCATGGTGGATTTGAACATGTTCATGACGGGTTAGTGGATGGTGCAGACCGGTTTCGAGACACGTCCCTGGACCGCAACGAGTGCGTTTAGAGGACATGCGCAAGATACGTGATAGTGCCTGTCGTCCTTTTCCATGAAAATGGGCAGTGTTTGCAGTGCAGCAACTTTGGATGCGTGTGTCACAGCCTCTTCCATCAACCTCCTGTTGAACGAGTAGATGTGGATATTGCCGCGCACGTTTATCTGTGTGTGTACCTTGGCGGGCAAACAACCGGCGTGGAGTAGGCGTCTGCCGGAGCCTTCCTCCTCGACAATCTTTGGGCTGGGGTTCTACTGCGTATGTAGGTATCTAGCAGTCAACAGCTTGTTTATCCTGTTCGTGTTCTCGATGTTGATGCGGTTCAACGCTCCTAGGTCATTGTGGACGTCATGGAGACTGGTGATACGTATTGGCACGGACTCGATTATCACCTCCGTGTTCCTGCATCTGAGTGGTTGCGTGGTTGCGGGAATGTCGCGCATGAACTTGGCGTACTGGCTACATTTCTGCCAGCACTCGTCCTTGCAATCGACAGGTTTGCCAAACTCCGGTCTGACGAATCGAGCGCATGCGAGCGCGTTTTTGCTCATGATGGGGTAGGCGTGTCCGTTGGATATTGCGACGTTGATGTCGGCGTTTCTGTCCACGGATGCTCCTACTGCAACGTAGCCAAGCGAGAGCTCATTGGTCCACGTCTTCAATTTTAGAGCTCTCTTGGTGCCGTTCTGGCTGAGCATGACGAGATTGGCGAGGTTACTGATGGACGCCCCCTGTTCCGAGATCTGGCTTGAGAT